GTTGCAGATTAAACTCATCAACCTCTTGTTGAGCAACTTTAATAGCCGCTGCTAAGGCTTTATAAGCCTCTGATTGTTGAAGTATTTGATCTGTCGCTTCTGGGTACTCTGACTTCAACTTGGCAAGGGCTTTGCCTGTGGCTGCAAATTCAGCTTTGAGTTTAGCTAATTTATCAACAGGGCTTTGATCAGAACTCCCGAACAGCGTCCCTGCTTTTTCAATGTCACTAAACAATTTAGACAAAACCTGACCAATGCCTTCTAAATCTTCAGCATTACTTATTGATGTACTTAAGTCACGAACCTCATCACCAACCAAAGAAAGATTCGCGGCAACATCTGCCCCGTCAACGCCTGCCTCTATTAGGCCGTCAAATGCAGTTGTGTATGCTTTTAATTGCTCTTTTTCGACATCTAAATCACCAAGATTCAATTCAACTTTGCGCTTTTCAATTATCTTTAATTGGCGCTCCAGTTTTGCCATTATATCAAGCTGGTCTTGAATGGCTTTTTCCAAACTACTTGGTGTCCCTGTTGCGTTTTTATTATCGCCAAGCAACAACTCAAAATAGCCTTTCTCCGTCATGATCTCCTTTAAACGCTCGCCTTGCGCGTCTAATTTATCTAGATCATCATCAATGTTATTGATCGTCTGATTTAACTCGCCTTTCTCAAAGAATTTCGGGTCTTGATATGTCCCTTCACGAATACTTTGCGTTGGCGCGTATCCTGACTCCCCTGCCGCAGCCCTTGTCTCAATCTCATTCAATCGTGATTGCGCTCGGTCTTGCTCTAATAATAGCTGTACTCTTTCTGATTGTAATCGATTTGCCTCAGCCATAAATGCTTTAGCCTTTTCCATCTTCATCATTGCGGCAAACAACTGATCATATTTACCTTTCAACGTATCAATAGTTGTAGACTCTGCGGCTAAATCTTCAAAATATTCCGGCTGTAACTGAGCGAGTTTATCTAATATTTCTTGTTTCTCAGCAAGTGTGCGGTTTTCATTTTCATAAGCACCAATTAAGGTCTTTATGGTTGATGTGTTTTTGACTGTGCTTTCAGCGGCTCTATCGTTAGCCCTTGCCATACGATCGCTGAAACTTTCTACGTCTTTTTGAATCTTAATTGTTGAGATCAGAGCTAGTCCTAAAACAGAGAAAGCAGTTACCAACAAACCGACAGGGCCAAGCATAGTCGATAAGGCTGCTGCGACACCTGGTGACAACAACTGTATGCTGACCATAGAGATACTAAGAGTACCTAAAATCAATAAAAGAGGGCCAATGGCAGCCACTAATCCTGAAACAATTACAATAACAGTCTTAATAAACTTTGGAAGACCCGCAAAGCCATTAGCTATTATAGTCAAGAAGTTGGCAAGCGCATTGACTATCGGTAGTAAGACCTTTCCGATCTGGATGCTCACATCCTCCATAGCGGACTTTAGCTTCTTCTGTGCAGCAAAAGAAGTGTCATCCATGACCTCCTGCATGATCTCAAGAGTACCGGAAGACAAAGCCATCGAACGCTCTAAGTTGTCAAACTCGGCAGCATTCTCTTGTAAGACCGGAATAGCGGTTGCAGCGCGAATACCGAAGCGATCAATGGCTTCCGTCATGGTCATGCTGCCATGGATCAAGTCTAAGAACTTTTGATGTGTATCGCCCCCTTCTTGTGTGAGTTTGGCGAAAATCATTCTGAGTCGAGTACCTGCAATTGAACCTTTAACACCTCGGTTCGCTAATACCCCCATAGCCGCACCCAGCTCAGACATACCAATACCACTCACTGCGGCTTGGCTACCTGCGTATTTCATAGTCTCGGCAAATGACTCGAAGTCCAATGCTGACTTACTGATGGCTACAGCCACCATATCGTTGACTTCACCTACTTGTGAAGCCTCCATATTGAACGTGCGTAAAGTTGCTCCGGCTACTTCCGCTGCCCTGGGCAGAGTTGCTCCGGTAACTTGCGCTAACGACAGAGTGCTTTCGGTGACCTTCGTTATTTCCTCAGCGCTAAATCCCAGCTTTGCAAATTCTTCTTGCAATGCCCCTACCTCCCTTGCAGTAAAGATGGTAGACGCTCCTAATTTTTCCGCGTTTCCGCTGAGTTGAGAAAACCCTTGAGAAGTTGCACCACTGATCGCTTGAACACGAGCCATCTGATACTCAAAGGCAGTGGCTGTCTCGACGATCTTTTTGCCGGCCAATGCAATAGGCACAGTCAGACCGATAGACATCTTTTTGCCTAAGTCGGACATCTCTCTGCCGACTCGACGCATCTTCTTTTGTGTGTCGGTTAGGGCTTTCTCAAAGCCTTTAGTATCTAACAGAAATACTACCGATAACTTACTTAATTCTTCAGCCATGTTTGTCAAGGAGTTTTTTCGCCCACGAATCCGTAAGGTCTCGTTTCTCCTTTTCTAAACCACGAACAAACTTTGCTTTCTTTTTATCTTGATCTGGATAAGGGTGAAAGTCTTTAGGCTTGTATGGCTGAGGTGTTTTCTTTGGGTCGCGATTAATGTTCGCTTGCAAAGCCATCAAGCTGCTTGTGTGCCACCACTGCCTNCTGTCCTGATGCTTTAAGTGTTTCGAGTAGCTGGCGTACTCAAAGAACGTCAACGACCAAAACTGCATTGGAAGCAAACCCAATGACAAACCCTCCTCGTACAAATCATGCCAACTACGAGAGGTTACGTCTTGGTCGTCTACTTCTTTCCCCCCTTTTTAGCCTTACCAGGTTTGTTTGGCTCACCCTCCATCGCTTGGCTAATGTGCTTGCCGTAAGTAGCTAAAGCATCAAAGTCCTCAAGGAGGTGCGCAGCCACATATTCCTGATTTGGTAGATCATCAATGTTGCCTGCCGTAAAGTAAACGTTATTAACCAAGCCCCAATACACAACTACACAAATCGCTCTCATCTCGTCTTTCTGCATCCACTTCTGCATATCCTTAAATGATATTTCCTCAGACTCACACAACAAGCGAAAAGCATTCATACTCAAGTGGCACTTGTGCTTCTTCTTCCCCAACTGCACTTCAAAACGACCTGATAATTGATTCATAGCTAATAGTTTGTGCTAAAATAAGAAAAGAGCGATACATACGTACCGCTCTTCTCACATAAAATCAAGAAACAAACTATCAGGTGATTTTCTCAGGATCTCCATTTAATTCCAAGCTGGCGGAGTACGTTGCGAAGTCGTCTACACCAGAAGACAATTCAAATGAGGTTAAAAAGCCTTTACCTCCAAAGGCTTTTCCAGAAGCAGTAGACTGCCAAATTGCAGTTATCTCTGTCTTTGCTTTAAAAGCATCGAACATTGCATTTATGTCAAGTGTCCCCGTTGTTACAGTCCAATCTAAAACGCCTTCTACAGACATAGATGTTGATGAACTGCCAACAGCATAATCGCGAGTGGTTTGACCCGTGCCTGCTGCTGTAATTGAAGTGGCTTCGTATGTCGCGTTAGAAACAGAGATAGAAGCACTCGTGCTGTAAGCTACAGGAATAAGAGCTGGGNNTGCTGAAGTATCATCAGCAGGGCTTCCTGTATTGCCTCCGGCAACATCGATGTAAAGAGCAACCGTATTTGCGTTAATTGTAGCCATTATGAGAAGATTGTAGGGTCACCGGTTAATTCGAATGATGCTGAGAAGGTGACAAAATCATTTACACCACCGGATAGATCAAAACTATTGCAGAATCCCATGCCTCCCACCTTGTCGCCTCCTGCTGTACTTCCAAAGAAGATCCCAATGCGAGTCTTGTTTTTGCAGAAGTCAAATAGTTGTTCAGCATTGTCAGTCAAAGTTGGGTCATATACACCCTCGATTGACAAGTTTGCTGAAGTAGTACCCACAGCATATGCTCGTGTAGGAGTTAGTTCAGGAGCTTGACCAGAAGCTCCGACAGCAGTTACATCCTTAAAGTCAACCTCGTATGTCGCATTGCTCATGCTTATAGAAGCGCTTGTTACACCTTCAATATCAGCATAACCCGTTAGGGACGTGATGGTACTTGCCGCAGCCGTTGGTTCAGCCTTGATGTGTAACGTGATTTTATTTCCTTGTTCTGCTGCCATAACGAGTTAGTTTTGAGTTACGAAATACGCACATTTTTATGTGTGTGTTGTAAACTTGGTTTGATTAAACGATATAAAGATCAAACATCATCTGCACAG